GGATAAGCCAGGTGACAATGAACCTCCGGTTGAGCTGGAAGACGTACATCTCGAAGGCATAATGAAGCATGGAGAGGAATCGTTTGATATTACTCTCCCGTCTGATCTGGTTGCCATGACCTCTGAGAAGGGTCTGGACATAGAGGCAATCACCAAGGAGTTCTACTCTTCTGAAGGAAATGAGCTTTCTGAAGAGACTATGAATAAGCTTTATGATGCCTTTCCTAAGTGGCAGGTAGATGCGTACATCGAGGGTGTCAAGGCTAAGAACACCATAGCCCTTGAGACTTACGATAAAGCCGTAGCCAGGGTAAATGAAGAGGCAGAGGCTGCTAATGCAGCAGTGCTTGAGATAATGGGTGGAGAAGACAGATGGGATGATATGTCTGCCTTTGCTGTAAAGAACATGACAGAAGAAGAGCTTGATGAGTTTGACTTTGTCATGGAGAAAGGCAGCATAAGGATGCAGAAGATGTACATATCTGAAGTCTGGGATAAGTTCCAGAACGCAGGAGCCCCTATTGCAGAGCTGCTAGACCTTGAGGAGGGTGACGACCTTGGGGATGGTGGTGACACCAGAGGGCCTGTTTCATATGCTGATTATATCAATGCTCATGTCTCTGGAGAGTATGAGAAGAATCCCAAAGTCTGGGATGCTAGGCGCGAAGCTGGCCGAAGGAAGGGCCTTTAGCCTAACGAATTAAAGTTGCATCATAGAAAGAAATTATTTGTTAAGATAAACCATTATAGGAGAAATTACTGTGGCTGATAACTTACTTGTCAATCCTGCGGTGCCGAATAACACAGAGGTGCCGACTCTCTTAATTGAGAAATTCAATGGTATGGTTCAGAAAGCCTACCAAGGTGGAGAGAACATTCTCTCCCAGTTTAAGATCGAAGAAGCGGTTGGAACCAGCATGGTATCCAATAAGCAGATGGGAGACACCAGACTTCAGGTCCTTGTTCCGGGTACAAACCCGCAGGGTGGTCAGGTAGAGTTCAATAAGAACGCTCTTATCATTGATACTATTGTGCTTGGCCGGAACCGTGTCAACACATTGCATGATATCCAGAATGACTTCGACGTAATGTCTGAGCTGGCATCTAACCAGGCCGGAAAGATTCGAGTGCTTGAAGATCAGATGTGCTTGCAGCAGGTTGCGGCTGGTGCCCTCACTGGTGGAGACTACGACCCGTTCGCCAATACTATTACTGGCGGAATTTCTAGGGTAGAAGGTCACGGCGTTGCTCTCAACGTAGAGCTGAACGACGACCTGTCTCAGTCTCAAGACCCTTACCAGCTTGTCTCTGCAATAGAGATTGCCCTTATGGGACTTATGCTGCAGCGTGTGCCGGTTGGATCGCTGCGTGTAGTAGTTCCCATTACTGAGTTCTCTACCTTGGTTGACTACAAGTTCGTAGCCACGACCGAGGGGGGTAACAACGCTATGGATTCATCTAACCCTGTGGCCCTTCGTGGTATGCTGAAGAGCTGGAACATCCCTATCGTGGGCTCTGTTGAGTTCTCTCAAATGAAGCTTAACCCACACGACGGAGAAACTCATCATCTGCTCAGCAACGCAAACAATGGAAACCGGTATGACGTTACTACAGATATGCAGGTAGCTAATGCGCTCATCTATGCGCCGAAAGCCCTGCTGTGTGGCCGTAGCATTGGTCTTATGTCTGACATTTGGTGGGACAAAGACACCAAAGACTACAAGGTAGATTCGTGGTTAGCAGAGGGTGCTATCTTCGACCGATACGACAACATGGCCATCGTAGCTTCAACCCTGTCCGGTGACAATGCGGCCGTTCTGACTAAGGCAACTGGAAAGGCCAAAGCAACTAAGACTTACGCATAATCAGTAAATAGCTAGTACATGCCCTCCCGCTTCGGTGGGAGGGCTTTTTTCACATAGGAGCGATAATGTCGATATATACAAAGACAAATGCCGTGAACACCATGCTAAGGGGTATAAGTATAGCACCGGTCCCTAACACTGATGATCCAGACGACGATGTAGGTATGGCTCTTCAGACACTTGACCAAGTGAGCTTTGATATACAGTCAACAGGGTGGTGGTTTAACAAGGAATCGAACTGGAAGCTTACTCCGGACCCCATAAGCGGGGAGGTGTCTGTACCTTCTGCGGCTATAGACATCCTGGCCGAAGGCAGCAATAGAGGAAACGGTCTGGTGATAAGAGATAATATCATATATGACACTCTGAATCATACCAACGATCTAACTTCTCGTGTAGACACAGATGGCAAGATAAACCTTCAATTCATCTTCTATCTTACCTTTGAGCAGCTACCACCTGTAGCGAAGAATCTCATAGCCTATGTGGCCAGGAGGAAGTTTGCCCAGGATCAACAGGCTGACAAGGACAGGTGGAACTTTCAAAGGATAGACGAAGAGGACGCATGGAAGACTATGCAGAGAATGGAGGCAGTCCATAAGAGGAGAAACCAGTTCTCAAACAACGCCGTGATGAATGAATTTATAAACAGGGTAGGAGGTCCTAACGCCAGGGCCTTTAACAGAAAGCCCTTTGATTAAGGAGATGCTATGAGTGTTACTTTTGTTACCAGCAATCAGGGGAGGCCTATACAGGGAGTAAGCCAACAGCCTGAAAAGAACAGACTCCCAGGGCAGTGCACAGAGTCTATAAACTTTCGTCCTGACGTTGTAGAGAGCCTGGTTGAAAGGGCAGGAACTAAAGAGCTGGCTGAACTTATAGGGGCCTCTCAGAGTACAAATTCAAAGTGGCACTACTACAAGAGAGATACCGAAGAGTATGTTATTTGCATAGAGGCAAGTGGCTCCGTCAGAGTGTGGAGCTTGGATGGGCTTGAGCATATAGTGAATGTGGAAGATAATACAGAAGCTTCTTACTTGGCTACTGGGAATCCTGCCAAGGACCTAAAGGCACTCACCATAAGCGACTTCACCTTCTTTGTTAACAGGAATAAGTTCGTTCAAGAGAGTACTACAGTTACACCATCCCCAACGCCAGAGGCTATCCTGTATGTTCAGTTCATAGATTATTCTCAGACCCTTATAGTATATGTAGACGATGTTAAGGTGGCCACCCTAACTACCCCGGATGGGTCCGTGTCCACTGATAAATTCCACCTTCAGCCGTGGCATATAGTAGGAGAGCTTATGCTTGCATTGACTGGTAACACTGGAGGCTCTGCTCGTGAAAGTACGTATACATCTTTTGTTGACCTATCTCCTACATTTAATCTCACAGCGGTAGACAACACTATAGTGATGTCAAGGATTGACGGCGGAGACTTCTCTGTGAGCATAGATGATTCTGCTGACAATAAGAACTCTGCAGTAATTAAAGGCAAGCTGTCTAATACTCAGCTTCTTCCTGGTAGGGCTCCAGAGGGGTTCCTTGTAGAGATAGATCCTCCAGGCGGGTCAAAGCTTGATAATTCTACGTTCTGGTTAAAGGCAGTAAATACAGAATCAGATCATGTTACTTGGCAGGAAACTATAGCGCCAGGGGTTTCTGTAGGCTTTGACACTTCAACAGCTCCTCATGTGCTGGTAAGAGAAAGCATAAACGGATCTGGCCAGGCTACCTTTACGCTCAGAGAAGGCGAGTGGGAAGATCGTAAGGTAGGAAATGATTCAACAAACCCTATCCCTTCCTTTGTCAACGAAAGAATAAACATGGTCGGTGTAGTTCAGAACAGGCTGTACTTTACAGCCGGGGAGAACGTAGTTTGCACTAGGACAGGAGACTTCTTTAACTTCTTCAGGCAATCTGCTCAGGCAAGCCTTGATACAGACCCCATTGATGTATACGCAGACTCTCCAAGTACTAACGTGCTTAAAAGCTCTGCTTCCTTTGAGGGCGATCTTATATTCTTTAGCGACAGGGCTCAGTTCCTGCTAGATGTGAGTAAGCCTCTTGTAGCCAAGACTGCCACCTTAAGGCAGGTGACTGAGTTCAATAACATAATAGACGTTGACCCAGTCGCGTCAGGAGATTCTATTATCTTCTCGTTCAAGTACGGTAACTTTGCAGGAGTAAGGGAGTTCTTCACGGACTCACTTGTAGATACAAAGAAGGCAAAGCCTATAACAGACCATGTGAAGAAGTATGTTCAGGGCCTGCCGACTATAATGAAAACTGCAACTTCACTGAATGTGCTGTGCCTAAAGACAGATTCACTAGACAACACCCTGTTTGTGTATGACTGGTTATGGCAGGGAGTAGACAAAGTGCAGAGCGCATGGGGCAAGTTCCAATTTGGTGAGGATGATAAGGTTCTGTACTTTGAGTTCAGAAACGAGAAGCTACTTCTTGTAATGCTAAGGGACGGGACTAATGTTGTTATAGAAGAGCTAGACCTAGGCGATCCTCCTGAAGATGTTATAGACTTCAGGATTAAGGTAGACAGGCAAAAGAAGATTGACTGGACTTGGGACGCGGCTGAGCAGAGATGGTATTGCTCTGATCCTTTCCCAGCGGCTGATGTGGATACACTGTGGGCAGTTATCTCGGGGCACGGCGGGGCTAACGGAGACTCGCTTGATGAAACCGAGGGTGTTGAGAATATTGATGTTGGAGTAGATATAGCCTTCATAAGAGATGGCAACATGCTTTACTCAGAAGATGAATTTCTGGAGGGAGTAGTAGCAAATCAAAAGATTGAGACTATTATGGGATACAAGATAAATTTCGAGTATACTCCTACTAATCCAGTAGCAATAGATCAGCACGGATTACCCCTTGAGCAGGACTTTCTCACAGTTAATAAGATAGTTATAAACTACAACAGTAGTGGAGGTGTTAAGATCACTATAACCAGAAAGAGCGGCCAGGTTAAAACCAAGGACTATGGCTACAGGGTATTAGGGTCACCCGGGAACAAGGTAGGGTTTGCAGAACTTGAAGAGGGTGTGCATAACGTTCCTATACATTTAAAGTCTGACTCTTATACCTTGACGCTACAGACAGACAGCTATCTCCCGCTAGAGATAAGGGACTTCGAGTTCAACGGGCTGTTAAGCAGAAGAGGTCTGAGACTATAAGGAGAATTTATGTCAGGATATGAAGGAATAGTAGGGCTAATAGTAGCGATTGTTGGCTCTACCGTATCTTATGTGCAGCAGTCCAGAGCAAATAAAGCACTTGAAGAGTCAGCAAATGAGTACAATAAGAAGCTGCAGGAGGAAGCAATAAGGCAGTATGGTGAGCTAGATAAGGTGGAGGCTGACACAGTATATGAGTCACACGCTAAGTCTTTAGATGCACAGAGGCAGTATCTACAGGCCAGGAGCACCATAGCCCTGCAGGCTGCTGTGACAGGTACATATGGCAACTCAGTTAATGTGGCTATAGCCGACCTTAAGACTGGGTATGGCGGCAGAATGGCGGATATAATATACCAGAGGGACTCTGAGCTTGAGCAGGTAAAAAATCAGGCAGAGAGGATAAGAAGTGGGACCGGCTCTGGCTCAATTACTCCATTGAAAAAGCCTGCATTTATGGGAGCTTTACAGTCTGGACTGTCTGGCTTCAACACAGGCTACAATATAGCAAGCAAGGTAGGCACTTCATTCAATGAAGGATCACCAGCAGGATCTTTGCAAACTTCGGGGGTTCCAACGACTAACGTTAAGCCCTATAGCTTTGAAACTAGGTATAACTTTAATTAGGAGTAAATATGGCAGATGAAAGAAACCCGTTTACGCTAGGGCCAACAGCGGGGAGGACACGGTACAAGCCGGACTTGGCTACTAGAACTCCAGCATATAGGAAGCCCCAGGCTCCGGAAGTATCTGGTTCTGATATAGTCAACTCACTATTAGCCTTCTCAGGCGTAGCAGCAGACGAGTATACTAAAAGGGTGGCTAAGAAGGTGGAAGAGGACAAGGCGGTGCAGATATCCAGAGCACTGGAAGGGGCCTTGCCTACTGACGAAGCTACCGTTGCAGGGTATAGGGCACATGTTGCTGTCTCTATAAAAGGTAAAGTGCTAGAAGGACAAGCTCGACTAAACCAGCTAGCCAAAGAAAGGATCACTGACGACCAGTGGAATGAGGCTGTAAGAGAAGAGTACAGGAATTTAGACACATATCTTTATAACACATACAGCAGGTTCTCCAAGGACAAGGACCTTCAAATGCTTGCATCTACTGCTTACCGAGAAGCTATACCGCAAGCTACTGCTGAGAGGCTGGCTAATAAGCTGAACTATGAGATAACAGACAGAGTGAACAGCGGTACTGATGTATTAGTTAATGCTGCAGCTATGGGAGGTCTTACACAAGACGACCCTAGCGTAGTAGCTTCACAAGTAAATGATATGCTGGAATCTATGAAGCTTACACCTTCGCAAGCTGACCAGGCCCTTGAGCAAGCCATTGTGAATACACAGGATCTTGACTTGATAAGAGTGTCTAAAGAGTTCTTTGGTAGTAGGAAGACCTCCCTATATGATAGGTCAGGCAAGATCCAGAAAGCCGAGCAGAAGGCTCTCACTAAGAAAGCTGCTGATGATATGATAGACGTTCAGCTTAAGCTTAATTCACTATCTAACGAATTTCTAGGTGATGGTGTTAATCCCGGATCTATTACAGAGAATGAGATGTTATCAGCTGCCAGGCGAATGAGAGAAGAAAGCGGGAACAGGTATCCTTCCGGAGAATGGGTAGCATCTCTCCTAAAACAGAAGGACAGGAAGACGGCTAACTCTAACATAATACTTGGTGGACTTCAAGACTTTGCTAATGAGAACGTAACTAATCTGGACCACCTCAATACAGAGCAAAAGCAGGATGTAATAAAGTATAGCCTACAAACAGAAATGCAGGCTGCCCTGGATGCTGCTGATAAAGCAAATCTGCAGGGAAACGAGAAGGAAAAATTCTTAGCAGACTCTGTGAAGAGAGTTGAGCAGCACATTGGTGACAATACAGTAGAGAAAAATGTTCTGTACGACCAGTGGGTAAAAGACTTCAAGTCAGTTGCAAACGCCAACGTGCTAAGCATAAGTGAGCTGTCTCAGACCTCTCAGGGAGAAATGAGGCAACAGCTTTCTGATAAGGCAAAGAAGACTTTTTCAACACTCGATAACCTGTCTGACACTGCTAGGAGAGTGTATCTTGAGAAGGTAGGAGGGACTGCAAAGAGTATCTTAGAACGTTACCTTAACTTCAAAGACATTGGCAGACCTTCTGCTGAAGCTCTGAGACTTGCTCAGATACAAGAGCGCATGAACATACGGCCAAAGAATGAGGACGTGGTAGCTGCTGTCGATACAGCTTTTGATGCAAGCAAGTCCTGGTTTAAATGGGACACCGATATATCAGGGGGTCAGGCTCCTTGGTTTAGGCAGAGAATACTTGAGAAGGTAAACACCTACCCAGACCCTACAAGTGAGCCTATGCAGACCAGCATAAACAACTGGATACAAACAGGGTGGACTAGGACTGATGGTGGACTGATGCTAGAGGGATCTCCTGAGCAAATAAGATACCTTACTCATGTACATCCAGAAGCCTTTGACTCTGCTTTCAGCTATTATATAGGTGAGAACTCAAAGACTATATCCAGAAGTCTGCAGGGATTAGGGCTTACCTTCAAACAGGTATTTCCTGTAATTAATAGGAAGGATGGCACTGTAATGGTATGGAGCAGCTTTGGTCCTATACTTGGAACATAAGCGAAGCTTTCAGATATAGAAAATATATATGAGAGAGGGCTGCAGAGAACAAGGAAGGAATGGCCAGCTATACAGGAGAAGATATATGAAAGCATAGGAGAGACACTATGAGCGATCTTTTCAGTCAAGTGGGAGAAATGATAAAGAAGTTCACAGATACTTCTACTCCGACCACTGACTTAAGGAGTAAGTACGTGCTGCCAGAGAGGGGAGCC